ATTCAGGGAAGAGATTCTTCCCGGTGCGTTCGACCGCATCCTGTCTAAGCGAGGCAAGGACGTGGTGGCGTTGTTCAACCACGACTCCAACATCGTGCTGGGCCGTTCCTCGTCTGGCACGCTGGAACTCTCTAGCGACGAGAAGGGGCTGAAGTACGTGGTGACGCCGCCCGTGAGCCGGGCCGACGTGCTCGAGCTCATCCAGCGGCGCGACGTGCGTGGCTCGTCGTTCGCCTTCACGGTGGAGCCCAAGAATGAATCCTTCCGCACTGGCGAGGACGGCAAGGCCATCCGCCAGATCCGCGAGGTATCGGGCCTCTACGACGTGGGGCCTGTGCTGAACCCGGCCTACCCTTCCACGTCTGCATCCGTGGCCATGCGTTCGTACGAAGCCTGGCTGGCAACGCAGACGCAGCCCGAGCCCGAGGCTGTGGCCGCTGAGATCGTGAAGCGTTCGCTGGTCCGTGACGCCGCTGCGGCGTGGGCTCTGAGGCTTCGCCGTGTCTGAAGCACGCTGCACCTGCGGCGAAAAACTCCGGTGCCGATCCAGCCGTCCATGTGGCGACGAACGGCAGCGGTATCTGCGTTGCCCGAGGTGCGGGGCTCGCGCGGTGGCGTTTGTGAAAACAACAGTTTCGCAAGTGCGTTTCTGCAAGGCACCCCGCCCGTAGTGGCACTGTGGACTCCATCGGCAATACCGCCGCAGGAGTCTCACCGAACATGGACAATCTCAAGCGCCTTCAGGACGAAGCGGCAACCCTTGCCAACCGGATCGACGCCGTGCGTGCGATCGAGGCCGAAGACACGACCGCCCGCGATGTCGAGTTGATCGACCTCAACAAGCGTGCCGACGAACTCACCGCCAAGATCGACTTCGAGAAGAAGGTGGTCGAGTCGGCCAAGAATCTCCGCAGCGTGGTTGATCGCTGCTCGCCGGCCCCCGAGGCCACTGAGGAGCGGAGCGAGAAGGTCCGCATCGAAGCGGTCCCGTTCTCGGGTCGGCTCCGTGCGTTTGAAAACGCCAAGGACGCCTACTCAGTGGGCATGTGGTTCAAGGCCAAGAGCGGCGATGTCGACGCGAAGCGGTGGTGCCAAGACCACGGCGTCGAGTCTCGCGCCCAGGGTTCGACCGGCAGCACCACGGGTGCGGCCTTCGTGCCCGACGTTCTCTCCTCGACCGTCATCCGGCTCGTGGACCAGTACTCGGCCTTCGCTCAGAACGCCACCAACGTGGTGATGCCGAGCGACGTTCTCCTGTTCCCGCGCCGCACGGCTGGTGCCACGGCGTACTGGATCAACGAGAACGCTGCCATTACCGCCAGCGACCCGACCTCGAACCAGGTCACGCTGACGGCGAAGAAGGTCACGGGTGCGGTGACGATTGCGAGCGAGCTCCTGCAGGACTCCATCGTGTCGATCGCCGACTGGATCGCTGCCGAGCTCGCCCTGACGCTCAGTAACGCCGTGGAAGAGGCTGCGTGGAGCGGCAACCCCAGCAACGCCCCAGCGGTTGCCGGGCTCGTCACGACCTACACGGGCGGCCTTCTGGCTGCGTCTGCTGCCACCTACGCAGCGTCGCTCGTGACGGCTGCCGGTGACACGCCCGACGAAGTCACGAAGGCGAATCTGCTGGCCATGATGGCCAGGGTTCCGCAGCACAGCCGTGCCGGTGCCAAGTGGTTCTGCTCGCCGTTCTTCTTTGCGGCGTGCATGCAGAACCTCGACCTCGCCCAGGGCGGGTCGGTGGGTTTGTCGCAGGGCATGGGTCCGACGTTCCTCGGCTCGGAAGTGGTCCTCACCGACCGCCTGCCGGCCGGTGCGGACTCGACGGGTGCCATCATGGCGCTGTACGGCAACATGGCCAACAGCTCCTACTACGGCATCCGCCAGGCCATCGAGATCGCGTCCAGCGATCAGGTGAACTTCCTGTCGGATCAGACCGTGATCCGTGCGGTGGCTCGCGTTGCCATCACGCACGCGAACCTGGGCACCGACACCGTCGCCGGCCCGATCATCGGCCTGGTGGGTGCGTGAGCCTGACGGCTTGACGTGAAGTGCAAACTGGGCGGGCCGCTCCAAACCGGGGCGGCCCGCTCTCGTTTGCGAGGTTGACAATGCTGGTCAAGGTCGGCGGCACGGAAGTTGACATCCGTGTGGAAGCCATCCTGTCGATGCCCAGGTTGAGTTTTACGGCCAACCATTTCGCCTGGGCTCAGGCACTCATGCCGCTTGGCATTCGCCCCACGATGGGCACTGGTGCGTTCTGGAGCCAGGTGAATACCCGCGTGATGGAGCAGTTCATCGACAAGGCCGAATACCTGCTGGCCATCGACTACGACACGTTTTTCACGAAGGAAGACATAGAGCACCTTTTCGCCCTGGCGATGACCTTCCAGTGCGACGCCATCACGGGCCTGCAGACGAAACGGGAAGACGGCCGCCCGATGCTCACGCTGAAAGGCATGCTGGACAACCCGCCGCCAGACGGCAGCACCAAGGTTGACAAGGCGTGGTTCGCCGAGCCGGTGCAGGAAGTCGATAGCGCCCACTTCGGGCTCACGGTCATCAGCACGGCCGCACTCAAGCGGTGCAAGAAGCCGTGGTTTTGGTCGAAGCCCGGCCCGGACGGCTCGTGGCATGAAGGCCGCGTCGATGATGACATCTGGTTCTGGAAGAACTGGCGAGAGAGCGGCAACAAGGTCTACGTTTCGCCCCGCGTCGTGCTAGGCCACGGCGAGTACGTCGTAACGTGGCCTGGCAAGAATCTCAGCAGCCCTGTTTTCCAATGGGCAACCGAGTTCACGAACACCCTGAAACGCCCTGAGTCTGCATGGAGTGTCCAACAATGAGGAAAATCACATTCACCCGTGCGTGGCGTGCCTACCGCAAGGGGCAGTCGGTAGAGATGACGGGCGGGCTGGCGACGCAGCTGGTGGCCCAGGGCGTGGCCATCGAAGACCGGCAGCAGGATTTGATCGAGACGGCCGCCATCGAGCACGACGCCGAGACGGCAGACGCCACGCCCAGGAGACGAGGACGCCGTGCAGTACCGAAGTCTGACCAGAGCGACGCCGCCAGCAGTTGAGCCCGTCACGCTCGCCGAGGCCAAGGCCCACTTGCGGGTTGATACCAGCGACGATGACACCTACATCGGCACGCTGATCGCTGCGGCCCGTGAGTGGTGTGAAGAGTATCTCGACCGCACGCTGGTGCATACGCAGTGGGTGGTGCGGTTCGACACGTTTCCGCCGGACGGGACGCACGACATCGAACTGCCACGCCCGCCAATGGCTGCCGCTGGCACGGCCACGGCGGTGGCTCTGACGTTCACGTTTGAGAACGGCACCACGTCCACCTACTCGACGGCGAGCTACCGCGTGGACCGGGCCGGCACGCCTGGCACCGTGAAGACGCTCTACGGCCAGACGTGGCCGCCGCATCTGCGGGATGACAACGCCATCAGCGTGACGTGGTGGGGCGGGTACGGGGCGAGCGGCACGAGTGTGCCGGCGGCGATCCGGCACGCGATCCTGATGCTGGTGGGCCACTGGTACGAAAGCCGCCAGGCTGTGATTGCGACCGGTGCCGTGCCGCAGGAGGTGCCGTACGGCGTGCAGTCCCTGCTGGACTCGCAGCGGTGGGGGGCCTATCGGTGATCGACCCAGGCAAGCTCCGCGAGCGTGTTACGGTGCAGGTCGCCAGCGGTGCCACAAACACTCTCGGCGAGACGGTCCTGTCGTGGAGCAACTCGTCAGCCGTGTGGGCGAGCGTGGAAGGCGTCTCGGCTCGTGAGGCTCTGGCGGCTGGCCAGCAAGACACCACGATCACGCACCGGGTGCGGATGCGTTATCTGCCTGGCCTGACGCAGCGCGATCGCTTCGCCTGGCGTACGCGGACGCTCAACATCGTTAGCCTGCTCGAGTACGGCAACCGCAGCGAACACGTCGCCATCTGCGAAGAGGTGGCGTGATGGCAGCAAGAGACAAGGCCGGGATCGACATGAAGATTGAGTTTCCTGAGTTACGGAAACTCCAGGAAGCGTTCCGTAAGTTTCGGCCAAGCCTTGCAAGGAAACACATGGGTGCGGCACTTCGGCGCACTTTAAAGCCAGGGCTGGCCGCACTGCGAGGGAATGTTACTCGCGGGCCAACTGGCAATCTTGCCAGGGCAATCACAAGCAAAGTCAAAACCTATCCGAGCGGGAACGCTGTCGGCATGGTTGGCTTCGTGGCGGCTGGCAGTGGAAAGTCTGCGTCTGCTGGCGGCGGCTCAATCAAAAAAGGGAAAGACAGGGCTTACCACGCCGGATTCTTGGAGTTTGGAACAAAAGAGCGAATCGTAAAAACTTCGTCCCGTCGCAGCGGATCTTCCGTGGCTTCAAGCTTTAAGACTCTCGGGCCATTCAAGATTGCGAAAATCGCAAAGCGAGGGAAATACGCAGGCGCTATACGAGTCAACACAACACCAAAGTACCCGAAAGCGTTTTTCATGAAGGCTCCACGCGGCCAAGTGCTCAGCCTTCGTGCAATGCCGGTCGGTGGGAAAAAGGGGCAGCCGCCGGTGAAGACTGCCTACCGTGAGTCAATCTCTGCGATGCGTACGCTGTTGGCTTCCGAAATGACAAGGTCGCTTCTGAACGCCCAGAAAGACATGCAGAAGGATTTTCCGCCGCGAGACTTTGGTGCCAACGCTCCCTTCTGAAACGCATTCCAAATGAGCCTCAAATCCCCAGAAGCCGTCCTCCGTACAGCCCTGGTCGGCACCACGGCCGTCACGTCGCTGGTAAGTTCACGCATCTACCCGGTGCTGGCCCCGGCGTCGGCGTCACTGCCGTTCGTCACGTGGCGACGTTCTGGCATTCAGCGTGAGCAGACGCTCGGGCGGCCGATGGGTATGCCGCGAGTCAGTGTGGAATACAGCATCTACGGCACGACGTACGAAGAGGCCCGCCAGGTGGCCGACGCCATGCGGCTCGTTCTGGATGGATACGGCGGAACGTCGAACAATACAGAAGTGAAGCAAACGTCGTTGGAGGACGAATCCGACGACTTTGTGCAGCTGGCTGGAGCGGATCTCCCGCCGGTCTATCAGGTGACGCAGCGGTACGACTGCTGGTGGAGCGAGGGATAAAGCATGCCATACACGCCCCATGATTCGAGCGGCACGACCTTCACGTTTGCAGGCACTGTCTACACCGTCACGAGCATCACCTACTCGATCACGGACAACGCTGCCACCGATCAGATCGACGTGTCACACCTGGGCCAGACCACCGGGGCGACCGTGCTGACGATGAGCCGCCCGCTCAAGGGCTCTGCTGGTGACACCGGCAAGGAAGTCTCTGTCGAGTACCTGGCTGCGTCCGGCACGCCGGTTGCCCAGGGTGCCACTGGAACGCTCGCCATCACTGGCGGGATCACGCTGAGCGTGACCGCCACGTGCAAGTCTTCCAGCGTCACGCTGACGGTCAACGACGCCGTGCGTGGTTCCGCTTCCTTCCAGGTGCCGTAGTCGCACGGAGGCTTACCC